CACCCCAGGTACAACTGGAAGTGCAGACAATGACATCAACAGTCTAAGAAACATGGGCATGGTGCCTAATGGTTTCTTTGTGAACAGAAGATTTAATGACCCAGATGGGTATTTCATAAAAACTGACGTTCCAAATGGTACTAAGATGTTCAATAGAACACCTTTACAAACAAAAATGGAACCTGATTTCGATACCGGAAACATCAGATTTAAAGCAAGAGAAAGATATTCTTTTGGTGTGTCTGACTGGAGAGGGTATTTCGGAAACCCAGGAGTCTAATAGCAAATTATGGGAAGGTATGAGTTACTCTGCCTTCCTATACTAATATCAAGGAATTAATATGACAACAAACATTACATCAAAATTCATACAAGGTACTGGTGTAGCAGTAACAACACAAGGTGATACACGTATTCTAGCAATACATGCATATTCAACTGTTAATGGTACTATTGATATTGAAGACTCTAAAGGAAGTAAGATTAAATTTCAAGTTCCAGCGAGTGGGCAAGCAGATATTTATATAGGAGAACTTGGTATTAGATGTAGAGGAACAGTTAGTGTTTCTACACCTGGTGCTAATGGTGGTATAACTTTAATAGTAGGATAATACATGCCTTCGTTTTCATTTTTAAAAACTGATTTAATTAACACTACTGAAAATGATTCTTCTGAATACGAAAGTCAAATATCGAATATTGTAGAAAGAGCAGAGAGTAGATTAATGAAAGAACTAGATGATTCTGGTTTAGATAATTATTCTACATTTACATTTACAGCAGGAGACCCTGTAGTAACTGTACCAAGTGGAACATTAGTTGTTCGTAATGTAAATTACAAAACAAGTGTTTCATCTAATATAACAACACTATTGCAAAGACCATATGAGTATGCAATAGATTATTTTCCACATGCAAGTGCATCTACCGGAACACCAAGATACTATGCAAGGAAAAATAACACAGAGATTTATGTTGTACCTACACCAGCTTCAGCACTTAGTGGTGAGATACAAGTTACAAAAAGACCTTTAGCATTAGCTAGTGCTACAGGTACAAGTGCTACAACATCAAACTATTTTAGCGAGTTTTGTTATAATGCTTTGTTTGATGCATGCATGGTAGAGTCCATGATATTTATGAAGAACTTTTCTTTAGTTCCTGCTATGGAACAAAAGTATCAAGGTTCTATTAATAGTTTACGTAATCAAGCTAGAAGAACTAGAAGAGATGATATGGAAACACCATCTAATCAATTAGGTGGCCCAACACCAATTATTAAGAATGCAGACTAATAGAGGATACTATGACAAAAAAAGGATATGATGCTTTAATAAAAAAAGAATTAAAAAAACAACAAGCTAAAAGAAATAAAAATAAAAAACTTAAAGTAAAAAAAATTAAAACAAAATGAGTATTAATAGAAGTAATATAAAACTACAAGTAACAAGAGGCAACAAAATGAAAATGAAAAAAAGAAAAGCAGGTGGTTCTTTTCCAGATGTAACTGGAGATAATAAAACAACCATGAAAGATGTTTTAGTTAAACGAGGAGTATTAGAAAAAAAAGGTGATAAGTTTGTAGTTGCTAAAAAACAAAATGGTGGTGGTTTAAAAGATGATATAAAAAAAATAAAATCTAAAAAAGCTAGTGATATGAAAGCAGCACCTTCTAAAAAAGCTAGTGAGATGCAAGCAGCACCTTCTACAAGACCAAGTAAAAAACAATATAGAGGTGCAACTAGAAAACCTTTAGCTGATTTTAAAAGTAAAATGAAAAGAAAAGGTGGAGGTATGGTATATCAACTATATGGTGGTAGCACTAAAGATTTTTCTAATGGTAATAAATTTATACAATCTTTTTATGATAAAGGAGGAAAGTAATGAAAGAAAAAGATGAATATGGGTTAGATAGTATTGTAAAAAAATTAACACCTAAAGAAAAAAAACAAATTAGAGGTATAGAAGATTTTAATAAATTAAAAAAAGCTATTGCACCTGGTGGAACTGTTATAGGTAGTGCTATAAAAGCAATTAAAAATAAAAAGAAAAAAACAATTAAAAAATCTAGAGGTGGCATGATTAATGGTAATGATTTAGTTGCTTCATATTATGAGAAAGGATAAATAATGGGACAGTTTATAGGTAAAACAATTATAGAAGGTGGTCAAGGTAGAACCATCAAAAAGTATGATTTAAATAATATTGTAGGTAGACCAACTGGACAAGGTTATGGTAAAGCAAGAAGTGGGCCACAAACTAAAGGACCAATCGAAGCTGTATCAGATGTAGAGTATCCACAAGGTGAATCTTTTACTACTAATACTAAAGACGTTAAAAATTTAAAAGGGTAACATGGAAAAAAAGATAAAGCAAATAGACCCTTTATCTAAAAGATTATCTGATGCTGGTTTTAAAGGTGGTGCTAGTAAAGGATTAAAAAATTATAAAATAGATTTTAGTCATAGTAGTGCTAAGATTGCAGGACAAGGTAAAAAAGTAGGTGAGACTACTTCTGGTGGATTAAATACTGCTACTGTAAAAGCTAAAAATTTAACAGAAGCTAAAGACTTATTAAAAAATACAAAACAGTTTAAAAATAGTTTTGATTATGTAAACAAAAGAAAAGATAGTTCTGACCCTAAACCAAGATTAATAGTTAAAAGAGTTTATGAGAATAATAAAATAATAAAAGGTAAAGCACCACGTAAAAGTATATTTGAAAAATCAAAAGGTGGTTCTTTAGTAGCAAGTTTATATAAAGGTTTTTAAAATGGCTATTAATAGAAAAGAAAAGCCTAAGAAAAAAGGCAAAGGCATGAAAGGCATGTCTATTAAGAGTGGCGACAAGAGACCAACTAAACAAGGAGCAGGTCTTACAGCAAAAGGTGTCGCAAAATATAGGAGGCAAAATCCAGGAAGTAAACTTCAGACTGCAGTTACTGAAAAGAAACCAACAGGTAAAAGAGCAGCAAGAAGAAAAAGTTTTTGTGCAAGGTCAGCAGGACAAATGAAGAAGTTCCCAAAGGCAGCCAAAGACCCTAACTCACGATTAAGACAAGCGAGAAAAAGATGGAGATGCTAAATTTCATATTTAATAAGTAATATACCACATTTCAAATGTTGGGTGCGAAAAGAGTTTACACACAATCACGAAATGTATCATGGTGAGTATTTACATGGACTAGCGATTGCAGTCAATACTTTACCAGACAGATGTTTAAGTTTCCAGGTAGTTTTTACTGGAGTTAATGAAGAAGAAAATGTAACCGGTGGTGCAATGTGGGCACGAATGCCAATCACAAGTTTGGTGGCAGATGAACCATTAGAAGAGATGCCAGAAAGAATGGATACTCATTTAGCACAACCTTGGGACTGTTCCTCTAGAGGTCATTCTATAATAGTGATGGATAGAATAAGTTCTAGTCCTTGGTACTGTAAAATAGGTGGTGAGTTTTACAAAGGTCGTTATATGTTTACTGTTGATTATACAGATAGTTATATAAGTGATGACCCTGCTCAACATAAACAAAGTCACGTACTGCAATTAATAGATGCAGATAAATGGACAGGTAATATCGTGGCATTACCTAATAACAGGGTAAGAGTAACTAATCCTGCTTTATGGGTAACAGGTGAAGGTCCACCAGATTTTGTACCAAGTCAGTATATTCATTCTGCAGAAATACATGATAGTTATACTAACCCTGATGTAACTTTTAATAACTTATATAAAGAGGAGAAAAAACGTGTTCAGAAAAACAAGTAAATATGGAGCTAAAACTATGAAGAAAAAAGCTGGTGGTAAGATGTCTAAATACAAAGCTAAAACTGGTGGAGTTGTCGCTAAAAAAAATGGTGGTAAGATGTCAAAGTACAGAGCTAAAGGTGGTATAGTTAAAAAAATGGCTGGTGGTAAAATGTCCAAATATAGAGCTAAAGGTGGGAAAGTAAAATAATGGCTATTCGTAGAAAAACTACAAAGAAAAAAACTAAAAAGAAAAGTGGTTCTAAACCCACTAATCCTTCTTTATATGCTAGAGTAAAAGCTGAAGCTAAAAGAAAGTTTGACGTTTATCCAAGTGCATATGCTAATGCTTGGTTAGTTCGCACC